GACGGTCGGCCGCCGTAAGGCCACCCGCTCGGACGCCACCGAGGCCGTGTGGGCCAGAGCGGAGCCTTCAGGCCCCACGGGCCAGACGGCCGCAGCCTACGCAGACAACCCGACCGAGGCCGAGCAGATGACGCTCGGATCGGCCACCTGAGAGGAGGGCCAGCATGGAACGTCTGACCCACGAGAGAGTCAACGGCATCAAGACGGGCTACTGGAGCGCAGCCACCAAGGAGGTGCTCGTCCAGAAGCTCGCCGCCTATGAGAACACGGGCTATGAGCCCGACGAGATCCGCGCAGCCATTGAACAGGCTGCCAAGAGCAGCGAAACCAAAACCGCGACAGTCATGGCCGAGTGTATTGCGGGCGCCCTGAAGGACACGCTCGAGAAGTACGGAACGGCCGGAGACAAAGAGAAAGGAGCAACCACATGAACGAACAGAACCAGCGCGACAGCATCATGTCGATGGCCCGCGGCGCCTTCGAGGAGCGCGTCGACTATGAGATGGACAAGGTGATCCAGAACATCCTCGACCCCAACACGAAGGCCACGGCCAAGCGCAAGATCACCCTCACCATCGAGCTGACCCCGGACGACGAGCGCCGCACCATCGGCGTCTCCGTGACGGCCAAGTCTACGCTCGCAGCCACCAACCCCGTCGCCACGGCCCTCTATGTCACCTCTGACGGCAACGGCGAGCTCGTCGTCGCCGAGATGGTGCCGCAGGTGCCCGGCCAAATGAACATGGACGGCACGCAGCAGGAGGCCCCGAAGCTCCTGAAGCTCGTCCAGCACGGATAACCACCCACAACACAGAACAAGGAGGACAACACAATGCTCGCAAAAATGATCGACAAAATCGTCAGCCTGAAGGAGACCAAGATCTTCGAGATCGGCGGCCAGACCTACGCCGACACATCCCTCACCCGCATCCCGCCCCACGTCGACCGTCCCGACTGCATCAGCGTCAGCGGCCTCGATAGCATCTGCAAGCTGATCCGCACCGAGCTCGAGAAGGTCGGCACGACCATCATGGTGCAGGTCAAGAGCAACGACACCGTCGAGGTGATGACCACCTACCTGAGCGACTTCTCCCGCAACACGCTCTACCGCGCCAAGGCTGACGCCCCGGGCCTGCGCACTGGCTTCAGAGGACGCGAGGTAGCTCTGATCGAGCTGCGGAGCCTCTGCATCCCTAACGAGGGCACGGCCTACCTGCTCGACCTGCTGAGCCGCATGACCAACGAGAACAGCGTCAGCACCAACGACAACGGCGTCACGCAGACCGTCGAGGCACGTCAGGGCGTCGCCCTCAACGCGGTCGTCGAGATCAAGCCCCGCGTCATGCTGCGGCCGTTCCGCACCTTCCTCGAGGTGGAGCAGCCCGAGAGCGAGTTCCTGCTGCGCGTGGATCCCGACGAGGGGATCGGCTTCTTCGAGGCTGACGGCGGCATCTGGAAGCTCGAGGCCAAGAAGAACATCGCCGACTACTTCCTGAAGAACATGGGCGATCTGATCGACGCCGGCAAGGTCGTCGTCATGCAGTAAATGGAGCGCCGGGCGGGCTCCGGCCCGCTCGGCTTTTCTGAAAGGAGCAGCACCGTGAAAGAATACGAAACCCTCACCCGTGAGAAGGTCGACGTCGTGCCCTTCGGCTGCGGTATGCCGGAGACCCACCTGATGCAGGACTGGAGCGACAGGATGCTCGACCTGATCCTGAACGGGCCCACCATCAACGGCATCAAGAAGGACGAAGTGCGGGCCATGCTGCGCGAGACCTACACGGCCCTGAAGCAGTACGAGAAGATCGGCCCGATGGCCTCGCCCTTCATCAACGACCCGACGGCCATCGTGGCCCGGGCCTTCTCTGAGCTCTACCCCGGCGTCGAGTACGTCGCGCAGTACGTCCCCGACCTGCGGGACGAGACCAACGGCACCGCCTACGGCCTGACCATCTTTCCCGACGACGGCAGCACGCCGATCGTCTGCATCTCGGCCGAGGCGCCCATCAGCGCCGCCCCTGAGCTGCTGGCGCACGAGCTGGCCCACGTCGCCACCCCGGAGGACACAGAGCACGGCGAGAGCTGGAGCGCAGCGTCGGAGGCCATATTCAAGAAGTACAACGAGCTCCTCGGCACTATGATCCCCGACGAGCCTGAGCCCATCCTCTCGCCCCACCAGCCCGGAGACGGCGGGATCCTCACAATGCCGCTGCGCGATAACGTCCCGGAGCCTCCGACGGACGACTGGCAGCTCACCACCTGCCCCGTCTGTGGCGCTGAGTGCTGGCAGACAGACACGGCCCGCCGGATCCTCACACTGGAGCCTGACGTCCGAACCGCCTGCACAGCCTGCGCGCTGAAGGGGCTCGGAAAATAATACTGGAGGTAATACATGAACAACGAAAGAAACAACACAACGGCCGGCGGGATCGGCTTCTGCGGCCTTCTCGCCGTCGCCTTCATCGTCCTGAAGCTCACCGGCGTCATCAACTGGAGCTGGCTGTGGGTACTGGCTCCGATCTGGATCCCGACCGCCATCACCCTCGCCATCATCGTGATCGTGCTCGTGGCCATACTGGTCAGAGAGCTGACGAAGGGAGGCCGCCCGTGATGACCACGGAGGAACGCCGGGCCCTGCTGGATCGTGCGATCACGGCCTACGGCGCGCCGGCACAAATGGACATGGCCGTCGAGGAGATGGCCGATGTCCAGATCATGCTCGACCAGCTCCGCATCATCTTCCACCGATCTACCGAGGAGATCGAGGAGGCGAAGCTGGAACGGCTGAAAAACCGTCTTGACGGCCGAAACAACTGGCGGGACTCCAGCCTCCACAAGTGGATTGAAAATCAATTTTCAGCAGGAGGTAACGGCCATGAATAAACCACAGCCGCAGGCCGGCCCCGAGATCGAGGAGTACAGCACCACGGCCACGCCGAAGGCATACGCCGGCAGCGTCCCCGTGTTCTGTGCGCACGACGCCATCGTCCCGCTGAAGGATCTGCGGCCTAATCCCAAAAACCCCAACCAGCACCCGCCGGAGCAGATCAAGCTCCTCGCCTCTATCATCAGAGCGACGGGCTGGCGCGCCCCGATCACCGTCAGCAAGCGCAGCGGGCTCGTCACCAAGGGCCACGGCCGTCTCATGGCCGCACAGCTCGACGACCTGACCGACGCCCCGGTCGACTATCAGGACTACGCCAGCGAGGCCGAGGAGCTGGCCGATCTGACGGCTGACAACCGCATCGCGGAGCTCGCCACCACTGACAACAAGATGCTCGCCGAGGTTTTCGCCGACATCGACACCGGCGAGATCCCGTTCATGCTCAGCGGCTACACTGAGGACGACTACGGCAACATCGTGACGGCCCTCTCTGAGGCGCTGCACACCAAGGAACCGAGCAGCGACCCCGACGCCGAGATCCCGACCCCGACCGCGCCGGTCACACAGTACGGCGACCTCTGGATCCTCGGCCGGCACCGCGTCCTCTGCGGAGACTGCACCCGGCCGGAGGATCGCGCCCTGCTGCTCGACGGCAACAAGCCTGAGATCCTGCTGACCGACCCGCCCTACTGCTCGGGCGGCAGCAAGGAGTCACAGAAGTCGACCGGCAGCATCGGCACCGAGAGAAAGAACGGCAAGGCCCCGAAGATCGCCAACGACATCCTCAGTACGCGCGGCTACCAAAACCTGATCCGCGGCGCGCTCACCGACATCCCATGCCTCTACGCCTACATCTTCACCGACTGGCGTATGTGGGTATATCTGTTTGACCTCGTCGAGGCGGCCGGCTTCGGCGTCAAGTCTGAGATCGTATGGGACAAGGGCACGCCGGGCATGGGCGTCGGCTGGCGCTCGCAGCATGAGCTCATTCTGTTCGGCGCCAAGGCTGCCACCCACTTCGACGGCCACAAGGGCTACGGCAACGTCCTGAGCATCTCCCGCTCCGGGAATGAGCTGCACCCAACGCAGAAGCCCGTCGAGCTGCTGGAGAAGCTGGTCGACAACACGGACTTCGCCACGGGCGTCTATGATCCCTTCGGCGGCTCCGGCACGACGCTGGCCGCCTGCGAGGCATACGGGCAGCCCTCCTACATCATGGAGCTGACGCCCGCCTTCACGGACGTGATCGTCAAGAGGTACATCAGAATAACAGGAAAGACAACCGTGCGCTGCGTCCGTCAAGGCCGAGAGCTACCGCGCGAGGAGATCGCCGCGATCTTCGAGCCCGACGAGGAAGGAGGTGAGCAGGAGTGACGCCCTGACATAATGAGCGAGAAGCCGATCACACAACGGATCAAGGACAGGCTCGCGGCCTACACCGCCATGCTGAGGGACATCGACAACCAGCTCGAACGCCTCGACCGCATGGAGATGACGATGGCCTCACCGCCCGGCCCTGATCTGACAGGTATGCCACGCGGATCCGGCACACCATCCGACCGCACCGGCATGATGGTGGAGCGGAAAATGGAGCTCGAGGAACAGATCGACCGGCTCAAGGCTGAGGAGAAGCAGGAGCGCAACGCCATCGAGGGCATGATCCTCCAGCTCTCCGACCCCGACGAGCGCGCCGTCATCCGGCTGCGCTACTTCGACCGGGCTGACTGGGAGAGCACCTGCGGCGTCCTGTTCGGTGATCGGCGGGACTACGTCGACAGAGTGGACGCCTACCAGAACAGGACATACAAGATCCATGGCCGCGCCCTGCTCAACCTCGCCGCCGTGCTGGACGAGCTGGAGCCCCTGCCTGAGCTGCGGCAGTAAAACGCAGTAAAAGGAGCAAAAGGGAAGTAAAAGGAATTGAAAAGCAGTAGCGACCCGTGCTATTCTATATCCTGCAAAAGACCGCCGGACACACGGGCAACGCCGTGACAATTCCGAGCGGCTGACCAGAGGAAAACCAAATAACAACCGACGGCAAGAGGCCGACGGGCGAACCAACGCCCGCCGGTCTCTTTTTGCGTATAGGAAGGAGGCGACGGCCATGCCGAAGAACAGCATCTCGGCGCAGCTCAGCAACCTGCAACAGCTCGTCGCTGACCTCGAGGCAATCGAGAACGGCGGCAAAAAGGCCATCAGCAACACCATCAAGGACGTCAAGGCCAGAGCCCCGGGCTGGATCGCTCAGGAGGTCACGGCCGTCTACAACATCAAGAAGTCGGAGATCACGCCCTCGGGCAGCGGAAAGCCGGAGAAGATGGCCGGCAGCATCCAGATCACCGGCGAGACCATCGAGGAGCTCGCCATCACATACAAGGGCAGGCTCCTGACCCCTGTGCACTTCGGCATGACACCGAAGGCCCCGCCCCGCGGTAAGAGCTACACGCTGAAGGCGTCGGTGCTCAAGGGACAGAAGAAGGTAATCGGCCGCTATCTGAACACCCGTACCCCGGGCGGCCCGTTCTCGCAGCGATCGCACAATATTCTCATGGGGACAGGCAACACCAAGAGCGACGGCACGAGCTGGATCCCATTCCAGCGAATGAGCAAGACCCGCACCGACATCAAGAAGCTGACCACCATCTCGGTGCCGCAAATGATAACCAGCGACCGCACCAACGAGGCCATCATGCTCCGGCTCAACACCGAGACCAGCAAGCGCCTCGAGCACCACATGAAGCGAGCCCTCGGCCTCTAAGCCAGAGCCCACCAGAACGCCGCACAGCGCGTCCACAGCCGCACCCGACACCGAGCCCGGCCCACACACCGCCAGACGCGCACAGAGCGCGCCACAGCGCCGCGCAGACGCCTCCACGGCCACGCACAGCGCCGCAAGGTACTGTGACGGGCCCCTCTGGCCTGCGGTGCTGGCGAGCCCAAAAAACGCGCAGCCGGGAAAAATTTTTTTCGGGCCGTTTCGTTTCGCCCGAGCGGCAGAAAGGAGGGAACGCCATGCCGAACCCAACCAACAACAAGCTCGTCGACAGCAAGACCATCGCGGCCCTGTTTGACATGACGCCCCGCCGAGTGCAACAGCTCACCAAGGATGGCGTCATCGCCGCGGTCAAGGAAGGCAACGCCAACCGCTATGACCTGCTGCCGACGATCCAGAGGTACATCCGATACCTGACGGCCAAGGCCAACGGCCGGGAGCCGTCGAAGAAGGACAGCGAGATCGAGGGCCGGCGTCTGGAGGCTGAGGCTGACCTCAAGCGCAGCAAGGCAGACATCGCCGCCCTCCAGCTCAGTGAGCTCGAGGGCACCATGCACCGCAGCGAGGACGTCGAGGCTGTGATGACCGACCTCGTCTACAATATCAGGTCGATGCTCGTGGCCCTGCCGGGCCGTCTGGCCGTCGACGTCACCGGCGCAGCAACACCCGCCGAGGCGTCTGAGATCATCCGCGCAGAGGTCTACAAGATCCTGACGGAGCTGGCCGGTTATAAATACGATCCCGAGGTGTACGCCCGGCGAGTAAGGGATCGGGAAGGCTGGAGCGAGCAGCTCGCCGATGACGCGGACGACTAAAAAAGCCGCCGCGAAGCTCAATACCGCCATCGCCGGAGCGGTCAAACGCTTCGCCCCACCTGAGAGCCTGACCGTGGACGAGTGGGCCGACAAGCACCGCCGCCTCTCCCCGGAAAGCTCAGCCGAGGCCGGCCCGTGGCGTACCAAGCGCACCCCGTACCTCGAGGAGCCCATGCGGGCCTTTACGGATCCGAAGGTGCACAAAATAGTCATGGTGGCCGCCTCTCAGGTCGGCAAGTCTGAGCTCGAGCTCAACATCATCGGCTACATCATCGACCAAGACCCCGGCAGCATCCTCTACGTCCACCCGACCATCGACGACGCCCGGAAGTTCAGCCGCCTCCGCGTGGCCCCTATGATCCGCGACAGCAAACCCCTGAAGGCGAAGGTGCACGACGTCAAGGCCAAGTACAGCGGCAACACGATCCTCCAGAAGTCGTTCCCGGGCGGGATGCTCACCCTGACCGGCTCCAACAGTGCCTCGGCTCTGGCCTCCACGCCTGCCCGCTATATCATCGGCGACGAGCGCGACCGCTGGGCGACCAGCGCCGGCACCGAGGGCGACCCGTGGGCACTGGCCGAAGCACGTCAGGCCACATTCTACAACGCCAAGGCGGTCGAGGTCTCCACCCCGACCATCAAGGGCAACAGCAACATCGAAACGAGTTTTTACCAAGGCACGCAGGAACGCTGGTGCCACCGCTGCCCCGAGTGCGGGGAGTACAGCGAGATCGTGTTCGACAATATCCACTTCGACCCGGAGGCCAAGAGGATCCGCGGAAAAAAGTCGTGGAGCCTCAAGAGCGGCGTCTCGTGGAGCTGCCCGGCCTGCGGCTGCCTGATCCCCGAGGACGTCATGCGAAAGCAGCCGGCCAAGTGGATCGCCGACAACCCGGACGCCTACAAGAAGGGCGTCCGTTCTTTTTGGCTCAATGCCTTCTCGAGCCCGTGGACTCCGTGGGAGAAAATCGTCCTCAAGTTCCTCGACGCCAAGGATGACCCGCAGCGCCTCAAGGTCGTCTACAACACCCTGCTCGGCCAACTGTGGGAAGATCGCGGCGACCTCGAGGACGAGGACACCATGCTCGCCCGCCGTGAGGACTACGGCACCCGCCCGGACGGCACCCCTGTGGAGCTGCCTGACGGCGTGCTCGTGCTGACCTGCGGCGTCGACACTCAGGACAACCGCCTCGAATACGAGGTAGTCGGCCACGGGAAGTACGGCGAGACGTGGGGCGTCGTCAAGGGCTACATCATGGGCCGGCCAGACACCCCGGAGGTCTGGCAGCGACTCGACGACGTGGTCGACCACGTCTACAAGTTCAAAAACGGCCGCGGCCTGAAGATCTCCATCACCTGCGTCGACTCCGGCGGCCACTTCACCCAAGAGGTCTATGAGGCGTGCCGGGCCCGCGCCGGCAAGCGCGTCTTTGCCATCAAGGGCAAGGGCGGCGACGGCATCCCCTTCGTCTCGCCCCCGAGCAAGGTGCCGATCCGCGACAACAAGCGGATCACCTGCTGGCTCTACACCATCGGCGTCGACGCCGGCAAGGCGACGATCATGGCTAATCTGAAGGTGCAGGAGCCCGGGCCAAAATACTGCCATTTCAACCGGCACCCCGACGCCGGCTATGACCTCAATTTCTTCAACGGGCTCCTCTCCGAGAAGCTGGTGCTCACGCACACGCGCCGCGGCGACCGCTGGGCGTGGGAGAAGCTGCCCGGGCACAACCGCAACGAGGCCCTCGACTGCCGCGACTACGCCAACGCCGGCCTCAAGATCATCAACCCCGACATGGACGCCATCGAGCGCCGCCTGCAAGGGCTGGAGGAAAAACCGAAGGCCCCGCAGCAGCGACGGCAGCGGCAACGGCACAACCGGGCCGACGCCTTCGACGACTGGTAAGGAGGACACACCACAATGAGAAAGACCCGCGAACAAATCGAGTACCAGCTCTCCATCAAAAGGAACCGGCTGGATCTCTACCTGAAGCGAGAGGCCGAGATGCTGGACGGAGGCGTCCAGAGCTACGGCATCGGCTCGCGAAATCTGGCCCGCTACAACACCGACCTCGGATCCATCCGGGCCGCCATCAAACAGCTCGAGGCAGACATCGAAGCCCTCGAGGCCGCACTGAACGGCGAGAAGCCGCGAAAAGCTGTGGGAGTAGTGCCCCGAGACTGGTGAAAGAAGCCCCGAAAGGGGCTTTTTTCATAGGCAGACGCCGGGAGTTTTCGCTCCTTTTCTCCCGGCTCGGCCATCTTCACCATGAAGGAGGTGAGCACCATCAGCAAAAGAAAAAGCAGAAGCCGCCCGCAGAACAGGCGGCAGCAGCCGCGCCCTGTGAATAAGGGCTACGGCGACGCCGGCGCGAGCTGGCACAAGAAGGCGACCAAGGGCTTCAGAGCTATGAGCGGCAGCCCGAAGGAGGACATCGACGCCAACAACTACACCCTGCGGCAGCGTGCCCGGATGCTTTACATGGCGGCCCCGATCGCCACCTCTGCCATCCGCACCAACCGCACCAACGTCGTCGGCATCGGCCTCCAGCTCAAGAGTCGGATCGACCGCGAGGCGCTCGGCATGACGCAGGAGGCCGCCGACGCATGGCAGGCTCAGGCCGAGCGTGAGTTCGCTCTCTGGTCTGAGAACAAAAGGGCGTGCGACGCCACCGGCGTCAACAACTTCGCAGCCATGCAGCAGCTCGCACTCTCCTCGTGGCTGGTCAGCGGCGACGTGTTCGCCGTCGTGAAGCAGTACGAGCCGACGCTGCTCACGCCCTACTCGCTACGCCTGCACCTGATCGAGGCCGACCGAGTCGCCACGCCAACGACCTCCGGCATCATCACCCCGATGCTGCTGACCACCGGCAAGGCGGCCAACGGCAACACCATCTACGACGGCGTAGAGGTGAACGGCGACGGCCAGATCGAGGCGTACCACATCCGCAGCACCTACCCCTTCGAGCTCGGCAGCACGACGACAACGTGGGCCCGTGTTCAGGCATACGGCGAGCGGACTGGCCTGCCGAACATCCTGCACGTCATGGAGAGCGAGCGCCCGGATCAATACCGCGGCGTCAGCTATCTCGCGCAGGTCATCGAGCCCCTGCTCCAGCTTCGCCGCTACACCGAGAGCGAGCTGACTGCGGCGGTCGTCGAGTCGTTTTTCACGGCCTTCATCAAGACCGAGGCAGGCGCCGGCGACAACCCGTTCAACGAGGTCGGGAGCAGCCTGCCGGAGGTGAGCCGAGATCCTAACGAGTACGAGATGGGCCCCGGCCAGATCAACATCATGGAGCCCGGCGAGGACGTGACCTTTGCAGACCCCAAGCGGCCGGCCAGTGGCTTCAACACCTTCCTGCGCGCCATCTGTGAACAGGTGGGCGCCGCGCTCGAGATCCCGGCCGACCTTCTGCTCAAGAGCTTCAACAGCTCGTACAGCGCCAGCCGCGCCGCCCTGATGGAGGCGTGGAAGGCGTTCCGCATGAGGCGCAAGTGGTTTGTCGATGACTTCTGCACGCCGGTATATGAGATCTGGCTCTCTGAAGCCGTCGCCCGCGGCCGCATCAGCGCCCCGGGCTTCTTCGCAGATCCGGCGATCCGCGCCGCATACCTCGGCGCCGAGTGGATCGGCCCCTCTCAGGGACAGCTCGACCCGACGAAGGAGATCACGGCCGAGATCCTCGCCATCGGCGAAGGCATCACGACCAGAGAGCAGGCGACCATCCGACTCAACGGCGGTCAGTGGGACGCCAACGTCGACCAGCTCACTCGGGAAAACGAGAAGCTGCGCGCAGCGCAGGGGCAGGTTGACCAGAGCACAGCGGCCAGCGGCACGATCTCCGCAGCTATGCGGGAGGCAATCGTCGCCGAGGCCATCAAAAGCATCAAGGAAGGAGACAAGCATGAGAACGCATAACACTCCCCGGCTCTGCGCCGGGCCTCAGACTGCGGGCACGCCGATCAAGTTCTGGAACGTCGCCAGCATCGGCGACGACGAGGGCGAGATCACCCTCTACGGCGACGTCGTGAGCCGTCAGCCTGTGGACTGGTGGACGGGCGAGCCCGAGCCCGGCCTCTACATCGCGCCCGAGAGCTTCATGGAGGATCTCGCGGCCGTCAAGGGAAAGAGCAACATCACCATCAAGATCAATAGCTGCGGCGGCGACCTCTACACCGGCATCGCCATCCACAACGCCATCAAGGGCCTGACCGGCCACAAGGTCGTCGTCGTGGAAGGCATCGCGGCCAGCGCGGCCAGTGTCATCGCCTGCGCAGGTGACGAGGTGCAGGTCTATCCCGGCAGCATGGTGATGATCCACGGCGTCGCCGGGCTGCTCTACGACTACTACACCCTCGCAGACCTGAAGAAGCTCCAGAAGGACTTCGACGCGAGCGAGCGGGCCATCGCGGAGATCTACCACGCCAAGACCGGCCTCGAGGTCGACCAGCTCCGCAGCATGATGACCCGCGAGACGTGGATGGTCGGGCAGGAGGCCATTGACAACGGCTTTGCCGACACCCTGCTCACAGACGAAGGCCCCGACGTCACCCTGAGCGCCGACAAGAAGGTGCTCCTCGTCGCCGGCATCCGGCACGACGTCAAGGGCTTCAGACACATCCCGGGGACGATCCCCATCGACAACAGCATCCACGCCGCCCCTGCGGCTGGAAATAAACACGCGGCCGCCAAGAACGACGGCCCCAAGAAGGAGGACAACAAGACCATGACCCTCGAAGAAATGAGAGCACAGCACCCCGACGTCGTGGCTCAGATCGAGCAGCAGGCGGCCGAAACTGCCAGAACGCAGGAACGCGCCCGCATCGAGGCCATCGACAGCATCGCCGCAAGTGTGGGCGACGCGCAGCTCGTCAGGGACGCCAAGTACGGCGAGACCCCATGCACCGCTGAGCAGCTCGCGCTCAAGGCTATGCAGAAGCAGGCGGCCCTCGGTGCCAAGCACCTGAAGGACGCCAAGGCTGACAACGACGAGTCCGGCGCTGCCGGCGTCGGCGCTGCCCCTAACGGCGGCGAGGAAGGCAGCGAAAACGACGACAAGGCAAAGGTGGACGCCATCGTCGGCCTCTACAACTCCACCAAGTCTCAGAACGGAGGTAAGAAGTAATGAGCAAGAGACTGGACGAAAACCTCGGCAGCGTCGGCTATGACGGTCTGATTGTTGCCAACGAGCCCGTCGCTGACGTGTTCACCGTGACCATCCGCAAGGAGGCCACCGCCGCAGCCACCTATAAGCGCGGCACCGTGCTGGCCCTGTCTGCCGGCACCGCCGACGACGGCAAGCTGGTGATCCTCGGCTCCACCGCGACCACCAACGAAACCCTGACCGCCAACTGCATCCTCGCCGAGGACGTGGAAGTCGGCACCACCGCGGACGTGACCGTGCTGGCCTACCGCACCGGCCACTTCGCCCGCAACAAGCTGGCCGTCGCAAGCGGCTACACCCTGAAGGCGACCGACGAGGAGGAGCTGCGCAAGGCCGGCATCCTGCTCTCCGACGCCATCGAATACTAAGAGAAGGAGGACAACAAAATGCCTTTTAACTTCTACGACACCCACACGCTGCTCATGGCCGTGCAGCAGCTCACCCCTGCTGCGACCTTCCTGCGTGACCGCTACTTCCCCACCAACAACGCGAGCGACATCTTCGCCACCGACGACGTGCTCGTCGAGTTCCGTGACGGCAGCAAGAAGCTGGCGCCCTTCGTGGCCCCTCGCAAGGGCGGCGTCACCGTCCTGCGCGCCGGCTACAATATGGAACGCTACACCCCGCCCTTCGTGGCTCCACGTCGCGTCCTGACCCTCGACGAGCTGCGCAAGCGCGGCTTCGGCGAGGCTCTCTACTCTCAGCTCACCCCTGAGCAGCGCCAGCAGACCCTCATCCTGCGCGACGCTGACGAGCTGGGCGAGCTCATCACCAACCGCGAAGAAGCGATGGCCGCCGAGACCATGCTGACCAATGGCTGCGTGATGAAGCACATCGCCGACGACGTCGACAAGGCCGACGAGATGGAGATCCGTTTCTACTCCGAGGCCAGCAACCCCGCGACCTACACCCCGACGGCCAAGTGGGACGCCACCGGCGGCAAGATCCTGAAGGATCTGGAGGCCATGATCCGTATGCTGACCAAGCGCGGCCTCCGCGCTTCTGATCTGGTCTGCTCCCCGGACGTGGCTGACACCATCATCAACGACGCGGCCGTGCAGAAGCTCCTCGACAACCGCCGCATCGAGATCGGCAACGTGGAGCCTGAGCTGCTGCCTGACGGCGCTGCCATCGTGGCCCGCCTGAACGTCCTCGGCCGCATCATCAGCGTCATCTCCTACGACCTGACCTACACCGACGACGAGGGCAACGACAAGCTCTACATCCCGTCCGGCAAGTGCGTCCTCACCGCTCCCGGCGCTGGCCGCACCGCCTACGGCGCCGTCTCTCAGGTCGAGCAGAGCGACGGCGAGTTCCACACCTACGCCGGCCGCCGCGTGCCGAAGTATGTGAGCAGCGCCGAAGGCAACAGCCGCACGCTGACCATCTCCAGCCGCCCGCTGATGATCCCCAACAACAAGAACCCGTTCATCGTTGCGGACGTCCTGACGGACTGAGCGCAGCAGAAAGGAGCAGAGCATGATCCAGATCATCAAGGGCACCTTCGGCTACTATAACGGCCGCAAGGTGATCCCCATCACTGAAGCAGACGGCCCTCAGAAGTTCGACGACGAGCTGGAGGCCCGTCTGGTGAAGGAAGGCGTCGCCAAGTACATCGGCGAGCTGGGCGAGACTGCCGAGCAGCCCGCACCCGCTCCCGGCGACGACGCCGACGAGCCTGCCAGCACCAACACCGCGGCCGACGAGGCCCCTGAGTACAACGAGGACATGAAGCTCGACGAGCTGAAGGAAGTGGCCACGCGCTATGGCGTGGACGCCTCTGCCATGCGCAAGAAGGCTGATGTCATCGCCGCCATCGAGAAGGCGAAGGCGGCGGCCAACGAGGTCGACGACGACCAGACCGGCGACAATGAGGAGCCCCCTCAGATCGGCGCCGCGGATCCCGTCTAATGGCCTTCGACTTCAAGAAGATGGTCGCTGACGACCGCCGCCTCGTGTTCCTCAACCTCGCCGAGTTCGGCGAGGAGCACAAGGTCGACGGAAAGACCATCACCGTCGTGCTGGATGACAACGCCCTGAAAGAACGCCAAGGGGGGCAAGAGCTGGGCGTGGCAGAGTCGTCCCTCATGCTGTATGCAGCAGTCGAGGATCTGCCGCCCCGGCGCCCGGCGGGCGAAGGGCTCAACATCGACGGCCGCGAGTATATCGTCAACGACTGGAGCGAGGACATGGGCGTCGCCACCATCGCGCTCGGCCAGACCGTGACCATGTAAAGGAGGTGCAGCCGTGTCCATAGTCAATAGCATCGAGATCGTCCGGGAGTGGCTGGACTCCACCGTCTGCCCGATGGTGCAGCTCAAGCTCCCCGACGACAGCGCGACCGACGCCTCCTACCCCTACAAGCTGGTCAACCCGACCGCGTTCTCGCTTTTCGTCCCGTCGAAGGACAGATTGCCCCCGAAGGTGCCGGCCCCCATCCCCTCGGTCTGCGTGCAGATCGTGGAGGGCACCGACAGCCTGACCATGAGCTCGAGGAGCATCAAGATCCGGCTCTGCTTCTCTGCGTGGGATCCCGGCTACCACGGGCGCGACATCTTCAAACCGAAAAACGACGGCAGCGGCGCATACGTCCAGTGGCAAAACGAGGAGGCCACGGCCTTCTTCGAGAAAAACGGCGAGGGCTGGCGCGACGCATGGAATTTTGTGGACACGGCCCTCCGCATGATCGAGAACGCCGAGTACATCGGCCCGCTGCGCGTCATGAAGGAGGACGGCATCACCTTCGGCCCTGTGTCTGAGCAGGACGCCGTCCCGGACTTCTACCCCTACTGGTTCGCGTGGGTAGAGTTCGCCGTCGAGGAGATCCTGACACGCACGCCGAAGGACTACCAACACCTGCTTTAAGGGCAGCCGACCGGCTGCTCTAATTTTATGCAAAGGAGGAAAAGCAGATGGCAAACGAATACCTCTACGGCGCATACGGCCACATCGGCGAGACTGTGGCACAGAGCGCCGTGCAGGCGGGCACCACGCCGGTCTACATCGGCACGGCGCCTGTCAACCTCGTGCGCGGCTTCGCAGACGCCGGCGTCATCAATGAGCCCATCAAGCTCAGCAACATGATCGACGCGCAGCGCAAGCTCGGCTATGCGGCCGACTGGGGCACCTTTACGCTCTGCGAGGTCATGAACGCGCACTTCAACAACACCCTCGGGAACATCGGCCCCATCTACGTCATCAACGTCCTCGACCCGTCTGCGGGCAAGCACCGCAAGGCGACCGAGACCACCCAGCAGCTCTCTTTCACGGGCGGCCGGGCCGAGTTTGCGAGCTCCACCATCATCCTCGACACCCTGACCATCGCCAAGAGCGATGGCGGCGACTACGCCGAGGGCACCGACTACGCTGTGGACTATAACTTCACCAAGGGCACCGTCATCATCACAAGCCTGATCGCGGACTCCCCGCTCACCGGCACCCTGACGGCCAGCTTCTACGAGGTGGACGACAGCGCCATCGAGGACGACGACATCATCGGCGGCGTGACGGCCGGCGGCGAGTACAGCGGCCTGAGCTCCATCGCGCTGCTCTACCCCGAGCAGTTCGCGGTCTGCAACCTGATCGCCGCCCCCGGCTGGAGCCAGAGCCCGGCGGTCTACAACGCCATGCTCACCGCCAGCCAGAAGATCAACGGCCACTGGGACGCCTTCGTCGTCGCTGACCTGCCCCTCGTGGACAGCAGCGCGCAGGCGGTCGACACCATCACCAAGGCCATCGCGTGGAAGAAGAACAACGCCTTCACCGGCGAGCGGTCGAAGGTCTACTGGCCGCAGGGCATCGACAACCTCGGCAACATCTACCACCTGAGCACGCTGGCCGTGGTCGAGCTCATGCGAGCCGACTTCAGCCACAACAGCGTGCCGATGGAGACCTGCGGCAACAAGGCGATCCCCATCATCAAGCAGTATTTTGGGGCCAACGCCACCAACCGCGGCTTCAGTCAGCAGGAGGGCAAGGAGCTGACGCAGAACGGCATCAGCACGGCCGTCGCATGGGGCGGCGAGTGGGTGCTGTGGGGCGACCACACCGCCGCCTACACCTACGGCGCCGACGTGGATCCCCGGGCGATCTTCGACGTGTCCATGCGTATGCTCATGCACATCACCAACGACTTCCAGAGGGAGTGGAGCCCACGCATCGACGAGCCCATGACCCGGGCGCTCAAGGACGAGATCATCAACCGCGAGCAGGAGAAGCTCGACGGGTATGTCAGCATGGGCGCGCTGCTGGGCGAGCCGCAGATCGTGTTCCTCGAGAGCGAGAACAGCACCACCGACATCATGAACGGCGACTTCCGCTGGGACATCGCCGTCACCCCGACCCCGCCCCTCAAGTCTGCGAGCGTGTACGTCGCATACACCGACGCCGGCTTCTCTGTCTACTACGAAGGAGGTGACGAGTAATGGCAAATCTGTGGCTTGACCTGAAGGGCCCCATCCTCGCCGACACCGTGTACATCAACGGCGTCCTCGTCGCCAAGGACGTGACCATCACCCTGCCGGCCGTCACCCATGTGACCGCCGATTATAAGGCGATGGGCACCTACACCGCACCCATGACCGGCCAGATCGAAGGCATGGAGGCCGCCATCACCAAGATCGGCATCGACAAGGGGCTGCGCTCCATGGTGCAGCTCGAGAGCAAGACGCTGGAGGTCAGATGGGCGCAGGATGTCAAGTACGCCGACGGCTCCACCAAGACCGAAGGCTGCAAGGCGTTCATGCGCTGCGTCCCGAAGCTGATCCCGGGCCTGTCCGTGGATCCGGGCAACCCTTCGGAGAACGAGGTCACGCTGGCCGTGAGCCGCTATCAGGTTTTCGTCGCCGGCGAGGAGTTCTGCCTGATCGACCAGCTCAACACCATCATGCGCATCGGCGGCGTGGACTACGTCAAAGACCTGCGCAGCGTGCTGTAACAACAGATGGGCGCCGCCCGAGGTGGGCGGCGTCCCTCTTTTTATCAACGAAAGGAGACAACGACCATGGAAAAGCTGACACTCAGCAACCCCATCACCATCAACGGCAAGAAGGTCAAGACCCTGACCTATGACACCGGCGCGATCACCGTGGGAATGTTCGCCGAGGCCGAGGCGCTGAAGCTGCGCGCCACCACCCACAAGGCGGGCGGCAGCGCCGGCGCCACCGAGCTCGACTACTCCATGCACCTCTACCTCGCTATGATGGCGATCACCGCCGTCAACCCCGACATCGACATCGCCGACCTCGAGCGCATCAGCGGGCCCGATGTCATGGAGCTGGTGAGGATCGGCCGAAATTTTACCACAACGAGGTCGGGGGCACCCTCCGAGCAAAACGACTCGGAGAGCTCGTCCGAGACTACTCCCGAGCCTTCCACATCTCAGTCGGAGAGCTCCGACGGGAACGCCTGACCGACTTCCTGCTCGAATACTACGAAGCGGCCGAGGAGGCGAAAAAGCAGCGGGCCAAGATCCCGAAGCCGAGGATCCCCCACATCCGGCCGCATAGGAGGAGGTGACGCCAGTGGCCAAAAATAAAATGCTGCAAGCCGTCGTGAGTCTCGCCGGCACCATTGACCCGTCACTCGGCAAGGCGCTGGACGATGTCACCGGCAAGCTGGAAAACGTCAACTGGAAGGCCGTGGCCGTCGGCGGCGCTGTGGGCGGCATCGCAGTCGCAACAGGCAAGGCAGTCGTGGAGGCCGGGAAGTATCTGGCCGACCTCGGCAACGAGTACAACACGGCCATCAATCAGCTCTCGGCAGCAACCGGGGCGACCGGCGACGAGCTGGACGCGCTCGGTGAAAGCGTCAAGAACATCTACGCCCAAGGGCTCGGCGATGACTTCGCCGACGTGGCCGACGGTCTGGCTGCAACGCAGCAGGCCAGCGACCTGACCGGCGAAGCTCTGGAGCGAGCAACCGCCGCCGGCTTCAACCTGCGGGACGTGTTCGACTACGATGTCAGCGAGAGCGCCCGGGCAGCGTCGGCCCTGATGAAAAACTTCGGCATCGACGCCGAGGAAGCCTACGGCCTGATCGCCGTGGGCGCGCAGAACGGCGCAGACAAAAACGGCGACCTGCTGGACACCCTGAACGAGTACAGCCCGCAGTTTGCGGCCCTCGGCCTCAGCGCCGACCAGTTCATCGGCACCCTCGTGGAGGGCGCTGACGCCGGCCTGTTCTCCATCGACAAGGTCGGCGACGCCGTCAAGGAGTTCAACATCAGAGCGAAGGACGGCAGCGACACAAGCCGGGAAGCCTTCGAGAGCCTCGGCCTCAACGCCGACAAAATGTTCGCAGCCTTCTCCGCAGGTGGAGACACCGCGGAGGCCGCGTTCTTCGACACCGTCGAGGCCCTCAACAGCATGGACGACCCCCTCGCCCGAAACGCGGCCGGCGTGGCCCTGTTCGGCACACAGTTCGAGGATCTGGAGGCCGGCGTGCTGCCGGTGCTGGCGAGCATCGAGACCGCAGCCTACGACGGCGCGGCCGCTCTCCAGCAGATCAACGACGTGAAGTACAATGACCTCGGCAGCGCCTTCGAGGCGATCAAGAGGTCGGCCGAGGTCTCGCTGCTGCCGATGGCGTCCATGATCGCCAACACCCTGACGGCTCTGGCACCGATCCTGCGGGAGACCTTCGAGGCCATCGCCCCCGTCATCACGGAAACGCTCAACGCTTGTATGCCGTTTGTGCAGCAGTTCCTCATGGGAATGGGGCAGGCCCTCCAGACCGTGCTCCCCATGGTCTCGCAACTGGCCGCCGGGCTGCTTCCGCTGCTCTCGCAGCTGATCTCGGCCTTCCTGCCGCCGCTCCTCGAGCTGGCGCAGCAGCTACTCCCGCCGCTGATGCAGATCGTGCAGGCCATCCTCCCGCCCATCGTGAGCATCCTGACCTCGATCCTGCCAATGCTGACGCAGATCATCTCGACGATCCTGCCCGTCCTGACCAGCCTGATCTCGGCCCTGCTGCCTGTCATCACCCCGCTGCTCGAGGTCGCGCTCCAGATCGTCAACAGCGTCATCATGCCCCTCGTGCCCCCTCTCATGCAAATCGTCGAGGCGCTGCTGCCGCCCCTGATGTCGCTGCTCAATGCCATCATGCCGATCCTGAGCCCCCTGCTGGGGCTGCTTCAGCCCATCGCGTCGGTGCTCGGCACCATCGCCAGCGTCATCGGCAAGATCGTGAGCTTCGGCGCGGGCGTCATCAACAGCATCGCCGGCCTGTTCGGCGGCGGCGGGGGCGGCGGGGCTTCCGGCTTCGCAACCGGCGGCTTCACGAGCGGCCCGTCCATCGCGGGCGAGGATCCGCGCTACCCGACCGAGGCCGTCATCAGCTTCAACCCTGCATATAGGGCGCAAAACCTGTCCTACTGGGCCCGCGCCGGCGAAATGCTCGGCGCTATGGACGAGGGCAGCTATGAGCCCATCAGCTCCGGCTCGGGCACGTCCGTGGTCTATGACCTGAGCGGCCTGTCCTTCAGCCCCACGATCAAGGTCGACGGCAACACCGACGAGGACGCCCTGATCCGAAAGCTGCGGGATCTGGAGCCGGAGTTCATCGACTTCATCCTCGAAGCACTCGCAAGAAGGGAGGGCGGCGCCTATGTCACAGCGGATAGTCGGCTATATTGATTACACCGCGCAAGGCGGCGACACCTTCGACAGCATCGCGCTGGCAGCCTATAACGAGGAGCGGATGGCGAGCACCATCATCGACGCCAACCGCGACCTCTGCGACGTGCTGATCTTCGAGGGCGGCGAGGCTGTGCGGATCCCCATCGTCGAGACTGTGGAGACGCCCGACACCCTGCCGCCGTGGAGGAGGTGAGCCTGCCCCGTGAAAATCATCTACGAGGGGACGGACATCTACCCCGAGATCAGCGTCCACCGCTGCTACCACGATATGTACGCAGACAAGCAGAGCGACGAGCTGTTGCTCAAGCTCAACGACACCCGGGAGCTGTGGGACAGGTGGAGCCCCAAGAAGGGCGACACCATCGCCGTCGAGGACGGCGCCGCCAAGACGGGCAAGATGTTCGTCGAGAGCGTCGTCCCTGAGTCCGGCCTCATAACCCTGCGGGCCTACTCGGCCCCGCAATCCACCAAGGACAAGAGGAGCAAGTCGTGGGAAAAGGTCAAGTTCCTGCAACTGATCCAAGAGCTCGCCGGCCGGCACGGCCTCACGGTCGAGACCTACGGCATCACCGACCAGACCTACGACTACGTCGAGCAGAACAACCTCCCCGACTTCGCTTTTCTTCAGGCACGCTGCACCCTCGAGGGCGCGGCTTTTTTAGTCTATGACGGTAAGCTGGTCGTCTACGACGAGGCATACATGGAGGGCCAGCAGCCCGTCGACACCATCACCATCACGCCGGCCAACGACTTCGAGTACCGGGACGAGGGCGCCTACGCCTACGGCTCGGCCGAGGCCGTCAACGGCGGCCTGACCGGCACCTTCTCGGCGCCGGCCGGGGGCGACAAGGTGCTGCGCAAGATCCTCCCTTTCCGCATGACTGACCAAGCAGAGGCCGACCGCTTCGCCAAGGGCCTGCTCCGGGACGCCAACAAAGAGGCGACCGTCGCAACGCTCTGGACGGGGACGCTGCTGCGCGAGTACGCGGCGGGCTCCGTGGTGACGCTCTCCACCGAGGGCGTCGCCTCGTGGGACGGCACGGCCTTCGTGAGCCGGATCCGGCACGACTACGTCAAGACCCGGAGCAAGCTCTATCTGCGCAAGCCTCTGGAGGGATATTGACCATGCCAAACAGCAACACCCAAATGATCCAAAAGGGCAAGATCTCGAGCATCGAGGGCGAGCCCGACAGAAACGGCGACAAGACCACGGCCCGGGTGCTCCCGAGCACCGCCGACAGCCTCGTCACGAGGCCGCTGACGATCCCGTGGTATCTACGCGGGGACATGGGAAACCTGAGCCCCGGCGTCGAAGTCGCCTACGCTATGTTCGAGGACGGCACCGGCCTGATCCTCTCTCGCATGGACGGGGAGTGGCCCGGCATCGTCCCCGGCGACATCACCATCAAGAAGGGCGCGCTCACCGTGCAGGACAAGGGCGTCAGCGTACCGTCAGCCGATGTCACGGCCGGCGGCATCAGCCTGACCAGTCACACCCACACCGCACCGCACGGAGAGACAACCGGCCCGCACTAAGGAAGGAGGCCAAGCATCATGTCCGTCATGGCATCGTGGAACGGCAAGACATGGGGCGTCTCCCCCGAGCGGATCGCCGCCCTGAATGGCGTCTCGGCCAGCGTGGAGCTGGACACCGAGAACAGCGACGACAAGGCGGGATCCCCGGCCACCAAGACCAAGGCGCTCAAGCTCCAGAGCATGAGCTTCGACTTCGATCTCGGCGTCGCCGTGGGCTGCGATGTCCGCGGCGAGTACGAGTCGTGGACGGCGCTGGTGGGCCAGTACGCCCCCTTCTACCTCGGCGGCACGCGCTTCGGCCCGGCCAACCTTCAGCTCACTGGTGTGAGCCTCGGCGACACCACGGTCGACAACTTCGGCCGGATCCTCAAGGGCAAGATCACCATCAACCTGACCGAGTACGCCGAGGAGGCCAGCAGCAAGAAGGCGACCGCCGGCAGCTCCAACGGGGGCAGCTCGTCCCCGGCCGGAGTCTCCACCGGCGTCGGCCCGCGCCTGAGCGCCATCACCGTCGGCGCATCCAGCAGCGACAAAGCTGCAAAGAAACCCAACAACACCCAACTGACCTAAAGCGAGGTGATCCCATGAAAGCAAGCGGCAACGCAGCGCCCGAGACCTGCGTGCAAAACCTCCTAAAGACCATCCGCGGCGAGGTGCCATACGAGCGCATCAAGGGGATCGACCGCACCCTGATCGACAGGCCGAGCGGGACGGCTGCCAACGATCTGGCCGCCGACGTGGAGTTCGTCGTGGAAACCTACGAGCCCCGCGTGCGCCTGAGCTCGTCCGATCTGGTCGCGCTGGTCGCGCAGACCGGCGACTTCGAGCTGCGGGCCAGCATTGACAACACACTCTGAAGGAGGTGAACAGCATGAGCGACGAGACCAACACCTACGGCGACGACATCCACCTCACCACCACCGACGCGACGACCATCTACAACACCCTGATCGCTGCGCTCGAAAAGGGCGCCGGCGAGCCTCTGTACCCCGGCGACGAGCGCCGGATCTTCGGCGAGGGGCTCGTGGCCGTGTTCGTCGCCCTCTACAACAGCCTCGACGACACCGGGCGGCAGACCCTTCTCCGCTATGCGCGGGGCGAGGTGCTGGACGCCATCGGCGAGCGGCTGGATGTCCACCGGCTGGAAGGATCCCCGGCAAAGACGACCATGCGCTTCTCCGTGAGCACGCCGCAGCCCAACAACATCATCATCCCGAAGTGGACGAAGGTGACGCCGGACAGCGACCACTACTTTGCCACCGACGAGATCGCCGTCCTTCAGGCCGGCGCCTACTCCGTGGAGATCCCGACCTCGGCCGTCAGCAACGGCACCGAGTACAACGGGTACGCCCCGGGCACCATCACCACCCTCGTCGACCTGATCCCCTACATCGAGAGCGTCACCAACATCACGGCGACGGCCGGCGGCGACGACGGCGAGCCCTACACCGAGGAAGGCGACAACCGGCTGCGCGAGCGCATCCGGCTGGCGCCGGCGTCCCGGTCTACGGCCGGGCCGGAACAGGCTTACATCTACTGGGCCATGACGGCCGACAGCTCCATCATCGACGCCCGGGCCGTCAGCGAGACGGAAACCATCAGCCGCACCCTCACGGTCTACGACGGCCACGCCTTCATCGGCGGCGGCCGGCTGCTGCCGGACACCCTGATCGTCAAGGAGCACGGGGAGAGCACGGCCGGCGTGGAGGACACCGACTACACTGTGGACTACACCGACGACCTGCTGACCATCGAGCTCAAGGGCGCCCTCACGGACGCCACGAGCCTCGACATCACCATCACCCGCACCCTCGAGGGCTGCGTCAAGATCGTCCCCCTGCTGGAAGGCGGCGCCGTCCCCGACGAGAGCATCCTCGAGAAGGTGCTGGAGGCGTGCAACGCCTCGGACATCCGGCCGCTCACCGACGTGGTCACGGCCGTGGCGCCCGAGGTCATCACCTACGACATCGAGATCGTCTACTACACCACCCCCGAGACGGAGGCCGAGGTCGTCGCCAATGTGGAAGGCACCGGCGGCGCCATCGACCGCTACAACGAGTGGCAGATGGGCGCGCTGGGCCGGGACATCAACCCCGACCAGCTCCGCAAGCGGATCCTCTGCCCGTCGTGGGGCGAAAACCTGACCGGCGCCTTCCGTGTGGACGTGACCAAGCCGGTCTACACACCCGTCAGCGACACACAGGTCGCCAAGTTCAGCGGGCACCTGACTGTCAGCCATAAGACAGAGAGCGAGGTGGTCTAAATGCGACTCAGCGAAGTCGAGATGATCAAGCTCCTGCCCTCATGGATGGCGCAGGACGGCGCCGACCGAGGGCTGGCCGCCGGCTGCGACACCCTATCCCGGGACGCCTTCGCCCGTCTGAAGCTGCTGAGCAGGTGGGACAAGATCGACCAGCTCAGCGAGGCCGAGCTGGACGAGATGGCGTGGGAGCTGAACATCCAGTGGTATGACAGCACCGCACCCATCGAGACCAAGCGGGCCGTCATCCGCAACAGCGACCGCGTCTATGCCAAGCTCGGCACCCCATACGCCGTGGCGCAGATCATCGCCGACTACTTCGGCACCGGCGAGGTCAGGGAGTGGTATCAGTACGGCGGCAAGCCCTACCATTTCAAGGTGCTGAGCGACAACCCGGGACTCGTCAACGAAAACCTCGACCTGTTCCTCTCGCTGCTGCGCACCGTGAAGCGGCGCAGCGCATGGCTCGACGCGATCCTGATCTGCCTGACCGGCGAGATGTTCCTTTATGCCGGGATGGCCGTGCGAGAGCACGGCGAGGAGCGGCACGTCATGGGGACGGACGAGATCCACCTCTACCACGGGGCCGTCGTCCACGACAACAACCGGGAGACCGTCACCATCGGCACCAGCGTCCTCGCTTCAGACTAAGGAAAGGAGAAAGACATGGCCGCATTTATCAACAACGACATCACCGCCGCGGGCCTTCTCGTTCTGGCGAAGGGCGTGGCGGGCCAGCAGATCAATTACACCAAGATCGTCCTCGGCGACGGCTACCTCGAGGAGGGCCAGACGCCCCGCTCCCTCACCGGCGTGGTCAGCCCGAAGGCGACCATCGACATCACCAAATGCGTCGTGAACGGCGACGGCACCGTCACCGTGGGCGGCGTGTTCACCAACGACCAGACCAACGACGGCTTTTACTACCGCGAGCTCGGCCTTTATGCGGACGATCCCGACGAGGACGTGGGCGAGGTGCTGTACTGCTACGGCAACTGCGGCGACCTCGCCGAGTGGATCCCGCCGACCGGCGGCGCCACCATCGTCGAGAAAACCATCGACATCGTCACCGCCATCGGCACGGCCACCAACGTGACCGCCTACATCCCCGCGGACGCCTACGCCACCAAGGAGGACTACGAAAACTACAAGGCCATCGCCCTCGCGGCGCAGGCCACGGCCAATCAGGCCATCCTCCTCGCGCAGCAGGCCGTCGGGATCGCAGAGCAGGCCACGGCCGCCGTGGTCGACCTGAGCAACGTCGTCCAGCAGAACACCAGCAAGATCACGACCCTGTGGGACGCTGTGTTCGGCGACATCACGACCAACCCCTTCCAGATCACCTTTGCCAATCTGGACGGCATCACCCTCACCTCTGGCGTCTGGAACGCTACGCTTCAGCGCCTCGAGTGCTAAGCCATGGACGGCTACGGCTACACGCCGATCCCGCTCGCAGAGGCGTCCTGCATCATCGCGCACCTGTTTGTCGAGCTGGCGCCGCCCTGCTCATGCTGCAAGCGTGAGGACGGCGTGATCGTCATTCAGGGCACCGCCTACGACGGCACCGGCGCGAGGATCACCATCAAAGGGGAGGAGGTGAGGTACTACGGCAAGCAACGGACACTCGCGGCCATACGAGCGGGCCAACGGAGGCCGCCCGCGCC